AACCCAGCATTTGTTGTACCAACTGGAAATCCTGGTGATTGTAAAGATGATATCAAAGATATTCTGAAGGCAATCACATATGATATTACGAGAGGAGGAAACTCAAGATCTGTAGGTGCTGGTCTATCCTATTATAGTGGTGTTACTCTTCAACATATTACTGGAACTGATGTAAATGGTTATAGTGTTAAAGATGCTACAATTGTTGCAATTACAACAGCAGCACAGGTTGCAAGATATGTAATTAATAATTTACCACCTCCAAAATCTTATCAAGGTATAAGTTCAGTCTCTCTAATTAAAGACTTAACTCTTCAAGATGATCCCGCTGTTGGATTTAATACTGATCCTGGTGGTTGCGCTAATGTTGTTTCTGCAATTACAGTTTGCGCTGGAATTGTCACAACAATTATTGGAAGCGGACCTTCTGCGGCACCTAATATTACAAATCCAGATGGTAAAATTGTTTGGGCACCTGCAGGTGCTGATTCTAGAAATATCATTTATGTTTCCAAGTATGGTAATGATGATAATAATGGAAGAACAGAGGGTGCTGCAAAATTAACAATAGGTGCCGCTGCAGAAATTGCACAACCTGGGGATACAATTTATGTTCGTTCTGGAGTTTATGCTGAAAATAATCCAATCGGATTGAGAACTGACGTAAGTGTTAGTGGACAAGATCTGAGACTAGTTACAATTTATCCTCAAAACGATGATGATGTTTTTTATGTAAGAAGAGGTTGTTTAATAGAAAATTTAAACTTTGCTTATTCTAAAGATCCTTATGATGATGCTGCTCCGATCTCAATTAAAGGGGCTGCTGTTGCATTTCCTCCTCCTGCAGGAATTGGTAGTGCTCGTTCTGGTTTCTTGGATGTTGGTCCTTGCAATGAAGGTCCAAGTGGTAGGTGGAGATCTCCATACATTCGCAACTGCACAAACTTTATGAGTGATAGTATTGGTATGAAGATTGATGGAAATCACGTTGCTGCAGCATTTACGGGAACCAACAATCTGGGTCAAGATCTCAAGTGTATGGTTTGCGACTCATTTACACAATACAATCAGGGCGGTATTGGGGTTTCAATTACTAATAATGGATATGCCCAGTTGGTGTCAATTTTCACAATCAATTCCAAAATTGCTATTTTCTGTAAGAGTGGTGGTTCTTGCGACTTAACAAACTCAAATACATCATTTGGAACTTATGGTTTATATGCTGATGGTGTTGGCGATACACAATTTACTGGTATTACTACTGGTGGTGATGTTATTGCTGAACAAGATCAGTATATTTTTAATAATGTTAGAGATACTGATAATCGGGTAAGAAGACCTTTTGATGGTCAAGCATTATTCTTTAAGATTGATCTTGCTGATTATAATGACGTTGGTGGGGCAACTGGCATCTTAACAGCACCAATGAGAATAATTAGGGAATTTAGAGTTACAAATGGTGGTTCTGGATATAGTGAAACTGCTCCACCAAATGTAACAATATCTGCTCCTGGTGGTCCAGAAGGAATTTTAGCAGAGGCATCTGCAAATGTGTCTGCAGCAGGAACAATTAGTTCAATTGATGTGATTGCTAGTGGTAGAAACTTTCTTCCAGATCAAGCAATTAATGTTACGATTTCAGGAACTGGGGGAGCGACTGCTGAAGCAGTTACTGATCCAATCTTTTATACAGTAAACACTGCAACAGAACCAACCAATGCGGGTCTTACAACAGTTACATTTAATGAATTTATTCCATATGCTGTTGGTGCTGGAACAAGTGTTGAGTTTAGAAGAATTAGTCGTATTGTAGCATCAAATATTACCTTTGAATATGTCGGTGCTGGTGTGGACATAAATACTGCAAACCCCTTCCAGGGTGGTGTCCCTATTCCTGAAAATGAAATTGTTGCTATTAATGGAGGTCAAGTTCCATTTACTAGTACTGACCAAAAAGGAAACTTTAGAATTGGTGAAGGTTTAGTTATTGATCAAACTACATCAACTATTTCTGGAAGAGATTTTAACAGAGCAATACAAGCAAACTTAACACCATTGATACTTGCCTTGGGCGGAGGATAATATAAGACTATGGCAGTTGCACCAGTTAACAAGTTTCTTTCTGTCGCTGTTCCAGTTGCACCTGGAGAGCAAAAGGTATATGAAGTACCAACGGGAACGAGTGCAATTTTGCTATATGCTCAAGTTTCTAATGTTGGTATAGGAACATATCCAACAGTAAGTTTAATTCATAGAAGAGAATCCAGAAGCACTGGACAAACTAGAGATATTAGAATTATTAAAAATATAGAAGTTCCACCAAATGATGCGGCTATTTTAATTGATGGTAGATTAGTATTAGAAAAAACTGCAACTACACTTGACCGACTTTATATTGTCGGCGTTCAGACTGGAATTTCCACAATTACAAATGTTCAATATCATGAACCAACTGGAATTGCTACAGTAACAACTCAAGATCCTCATATTTTTATTGCTGGTAGTGAAATTACAATGTCGGGTATTGCAATGACCTGTCCAGGTGGATCTGGCATTACAACAACAATTTTCCCGAGTCCGCAGAGATCTTTTGTTGTAGATAGTATTGTTGATACTGTTGGAACTTCTAGAACTTTTACAACTACAGTTGGAAGTGCGAATGGAATTAGTCACACCTATGTAAGTGGTGGATTGGTTGGACCACTTCAGATGGAATTTATTGCAAGTCTCCTAGAGAATAGTACAACATAATATGTCTGATAAGAAGATAAGTAATCGATATTTAAGTGGAAGATCTAAAGTCATAGGGTTTTCTGGACTCAGTTCAGATCGCCATCTTTATATTGCTCCTGGAGAAGTAGAACCAAATTTAGGATATCCAGGAGAAAAAAGTTTACCATTAGCAGAAACTTATTATCGATTAATAACTATTCCAAATGGGACTGTTTACGATCGTTATTGGGAAGTAGCACCTCCAGCAGAATTAGTTGGTGGTATTAGTATTTTTGATGAAGGAATTCTTGTCGGCACTGCAAATAGTATATCAAAAATAAATTTTGTAGGCGTCGCTGTCACTGCCACAGCAAGTGGTAGCATTTCCACAATTACCATTGATCCTAAGGCAAGAGTAGTTGTAGCATCAAATCCTCCTAGTGGCGCATCTCAAGGAGATCTTTGGTGGGATAGTGATATTGGAGAACTGTATGTATATTATGAAGATGGTAATAGTAACCAATGGGTAGAAACTTCCGGTGGAAGTGAAACGGTTACAATTTCTGATGATGCCCCATCAGGAGCTAACTCTGGAGATTTATGGTGGGAAAGTGATACTGGTGTTCTTCATATTTACTACGATGATGGAACTAGTTCCCAATGGGTCGATGCTAACGCTGGAATACTTGATAACATAGTTAACTATTGGACTGGAACAGGAATTGGAATTCATACTCTAGGAAAGGTTGGAATCGGAACGACAAATCCAACAGATACGCTCACAGTTTTAGGTAATATAAACGTCATTGGAGTTGCTACATTTACTGGAAATGTAACAATTGGTGGAACATTAATTTATGAAGATGTTGTTAATATCGATTCTATAGGAGTTGTTACTGCTAGAAGTGGTATTAATGTTACTTCTGGTGGCATTAATGTTTCGGGAGTAGTCACAGCACTTGGTGGATTTAATCTAGGGATTCAATCTGGCGGTGTTAATGTAACAACTGGAGTTATAACAGCACTTAATTTTATTGGATCTGGAAATACATTTAGTTATAACCCATCAACAAAAATTATTGATATTAGTATTTCAAGTGGGTCTCCTGTTACCGTGTCAGACACACCACCAGTAAATCCAGAAGATGGAGATTTATGGTGGGAAAGTGACACCGGAGATTTGAAAGTTTATTATACCGATGGAACTAGTTCACAGTGGGTGTCTGCTAACTCTGCAGATAGTTTAGTTCAAATATCTTCAGTTGCACCATCTAATCCACAAAGTGGTGATCTTTGGTGGAGTGATACCACTGGAGATTTATTAGTATATTATGATGATGGGACTAGTGCTCAATGGGTATCTGCGAATAATGCAAATTCAAGTCAACAATATTGGATAAAAAATAATACGGGCATCCACACTCTTGGAAACGTTGGTGTGGGAACAACTAACTCAAGATATACCCTAGAAGTAGGAGCAGTTGGTGCTTCTGGAACTTCATTATGGGTAAATGGTGATGCGAGAATAACTGGTATTCTAACGATAGGTACAAGTTCGATCACACTTGATGGAAATACCAATCAGATTAATGTGGGTTCTGGTGTTACTGCATATGGAAATACAGGTATTGTTAGTGCAACTAGCTTTTATGCTCATAAATTTTATATTGATGGTGCAGAAGCAGTTGGACCACAAGGTTCTCAAGGAATACAAGGAACTATAGGTGCTCAAGGATCTCAAGGTATTCAAGGATCTCAAGGATCTCAAGGTAGACAAGGTTCACAAGGTGTTCAAGGAACAGTTGGAGCACAAGGTTCTCAAGGAATACAAGGGACCGTTGGTGCTCAAGGATCTCAAGGAATACAAGGTTCTCAAGGAATACAAGGTTCTCAAGGAATTCAAGGTGCTGCTGCAGCCGCTGGTGCTCAAGGATCTCAAGGAATACAAGGGACCATTGGTGCTCAAGGAGTCCAAGGTGCTGCAGCACCTGCTGGATCTCAAGGATCACAAGGTGTTCAGGGGGCAGTAGGGGCACAAGGAGCACAAGGTATCATTGGTGCACAAGGATCAATTGGAGCTGGATCTGAATCATTTGCTTCAGGAACTACAATACTTTTTTATCAGGCATCGGCACCAACAGGATGGACCAAATCAACTACTCATAATGATAAGGCACTTAGAGTAGTTTCTGGAACTGGTGGTGGAACAGGAGGATCTACTGCTTTTACGAGTGTATTTACTTCTAGAACTCCTAGTGGATCTGTTTCAGTTTCTGGTAGTAATAGTGGTGGTTCTGTTAGTAATACAACTCTAACAACAACAGAAATGCCAAGTCATAGTCATGGTACTACTACAGGAACTTTTCTTATTGATAATGGAGGTGGTGGAGGTCAAGGATTTGCTGGGGGTAGTACTCAAGTTCTTATTACTCCATCTACTGCTGCTACTGGTGGTGGTGGATCTCATGGTCACGGATTTACAAATCCATCATGGAGTGGTTCTGCTTCATTCACCGGAACTTCAATGAACTTTGCTGTTCAATATATAGATATTATACTTTGTACCAAAAACTAATTAGAGAAGAAACCAAATGAGACTTACAATTATACCTTCTGATAAGGTAATCGGAATTGATGGTATCTTTTTATCTTGCAATCAAGAAGATATTCAATGGATTCCATCAAATATTCATGCTATCCAATGGTATAGTACTTGGGGAGAAATTGAATATAAGGATGATCCATTAAATAAAAGAATTGAAGAACTGGGAATCTTTGAACAAGCAATTACTACTTACAGAAATATTGAAACAAGACTGCAAAGAGAACAAGAAGAACTTGAGATTGCTAGAGAACTGGAGAGAGACTACTTACAAGAATTGAGAATTATTAGAAATAGTAAGTTAGGTGAGAGCGATTGGTCTCAAATGCCAGATTCTCCATTATCCGAAGAGAAAAAAAATGAATGGAAAGAATATCGTCAAGAGCTTAGAGATTTGCCAGAAAGTATAACAAATCCTAAACCACTAGTTTTAGATTTAAATGATCCTGCTTGGCCAATTAAACCAGAATAAATAGTGAGATGTGAGGGAAATGCAAATAAATAATGGCACTTAATTTTCCAAACAATCCAAATTTAAATGATACATACAGTGCTAATAATTTAATTTGGCAGTGGAACGGTTTTGCTTGGATAAAATTATCTGATCCCGGACCTCAAGGAACACAAGGATCTCAAGGAGTTCAAGGTGCTGCTGCTGGTGCTGGAGCTCAAGGTTCTCAAGGTATTCAGGGAACTATAGGATCTCAAGGATCCCAAGGAATACAAGGAACAGTTGGTGCTCAAGGATCTCAAGGAATACAAGGAACAGTTGGTGCTCAAGGATCTCAAGGAATACAAGGAACAGTTGGTGCTCAAG